GAGGCTTTAAGCAGATATTTTGAGATGGGTAACCCTACTTTATTCCAAAGGGCTGTCTATGCTATTGACAGTTTGACTTGGAAGAGATGGTACTACACGCCGAGGGGCGGTGGTGCCATTTGAGGGTGCCCAAGAAGGTGTTTTGGTCGAGGCGCTAGTAAGCATCTAGCACCCATGTCTCGCCATCTCTCAGACACACCTCCGATGGGAAGGAAAAATGCTAAAGACACAATATATACCCAGATTGAAGCATATTGTGATCGTCAAGAGTTTATAGTCTTCAATCAAACACACCATAATTTAAAACGCGCGATTAACGAACGTTTACTCAATAGATTAGTCTTGGGTCGTTGGCAGGTACCAGGTACTGCTGACGATGACTACATATCACTATTGGAAAACGTTTTGCATCGTGAGCTTTATCCATTCCTACCTAAGTGTACACCGATATCATTTAGAGAATTCATATCTAAATATAACGGAAGGAAATTAGCTAGGTACAATAAAGCTCACGAGGCAATAATTGCGCATCCTGAAATAGTCAAAAGGGACATTAGGATTAGCGCCTTTGGTAAGAAGGAACTACTCCCGGTAAAGTCCTCAAAGCCTTTTGATAAGATGATAATGAGGGTGGTACAGGCCCGTACTCCCAAGTTCAACTTAGCCCTTGGTGTGTTTGTGCGTCCGTCAGAGGATAGGATATATCATGCTATTGATGATATGTATAGAAAGTTTACAAAAGCCAGTAAACAAGAGCGGACAATTATGAAAGGTCTGAATTCCAAGCAGATAGCTGCCCAGATCCGATTAAAATGGTTGAGAATACCCGATGTAGTAGCATTACCTTTAGATGCTAGCCGGTTTGATCAGAGTTGCAACACAAAATTGTTAAGAGTGCTGCATTCTGTGATAGCCAAGTGTTTTCCCAATAAGAGCGACCGAGCTCGAGTTGTGAAGTTATGTGAGCAGACGATACATAACAGATGTAGGGGCAAAACGGCGCAAGGTGGAGTCAACTATAAAGTAAATGGCGGTTTATGTTCAGGTGAAATGACCACTTCCTTAACTGGTTGTTTTATCATGAGCATGATAATCCATTTATTTTGTAGGTACCATTTGAAATTACCAGATTATGCTGTAATTGATATGGGTGATGATGCCTGCCTTTTCGTCTCTAGGAAATATCTTAGTCTAGTTTTAAAGGAAATACCCCTATTCTTTGGTCATTTTGACCTTATTATGACAGTTGAGGAACCAATATACGTTATTGAACATATTGAGTTCTGTCAGACTAAACCTGTCTTTGACGGTGAAGAATGGAGAATGGTTCGTAACCCAAAAACGTCAACCATTAAAGATGCTACTAGCTTAACCCCCCTTTGTGCCCAAAGGGAACTGGCCAATTACTTAAACTCAGTTGGTCAAGGAGGGTTAAGTTTAACAGGAGGTATTCCCATGATGCAGGAATATTACGCAAGTATGATTAGGAATGCAAAAGAGCTTATTGGGAAGAAACAGTTTCGGGACATTAAACTAGAGGGCGGTATTTATTATTTAAGTAAGAATATGAATGAAAAATACCGACCCGTTTCAGATGATGCGAGGGTATCGTATTATCGAGCTTTTGGTATATTACCAGATATGCAGATAGAGATGGAGAAGGTATATCGTAATATACAAATATACTGGTGTAATAAGCAATGTAGGGAACATAATGTAAGACAATTCTTTACAACCTCAACTTGATTAGGTGCTACACTATTCCCCGGACCGTGAAGTCCTTAAACTAACGTGTGGAATCACGTTAATCTAAAATCCGAACCGCAATGTTCAAAAACTAACCTACGTCCGAAGACGTTAAACTACACCCGAAATGGTGAAATAATAGAGTCCTAGATAAGACTATAAACTGTTATTGGGTTAATATCTTTAAACGTCCCAAAACTATTATTTTAGTGCTAA